GCATTCCCTTCACCTGTCATTTGAAAGGTATCGATTGTATTTAAGTCTCCTGTATTTACACCGAATGATAGATCAAATGTTTTTGCTTCAGGTCTATGTTCTCCAGAATAAAATTCAACTCTATAGGAATTGTCTGGGGTTGTTAATTCATATGAAACTGTGATTAGTGAATTATCTTCGTCATCATAAGTCTTATCCGTAACTTTAAATGGGTAAGAATTGGTCGTTGTATTTTCATTTAAACTATCAGTCCAATTTCTGAATGTCATTGTACCTTTTAGGTTAGCTTCTTGTTCAAGCTTATCAATATTATCATCCTCCATTGTATTTGTAGTTGAAACATCACCTAATCTGTTTTCTAGGTTCTGGGTGTGATGTACCATCTCATGAGCAAAGGAACGTACTATGTCTTTAGGGTGTCTACCTTCTGTATAAAGTACTATTGTTTTATTATTCGGATCATAATATGCTGTTTTCCCTAAGAACTGTCTTGCATTATCGCTGTCACCGTTTACGAATTTAACTTTAGGTAGAGGTTTGATATTCATTCCTTTACGTAGCATATGCCTAGTAAGCTCTAATATCTTTCCTTTGTAATCTATATCGCTAGAATATGAAGCATTTTCCTTTATCAATATAGATGTGAGTGTTATTTCTGGATGTTTATCCTGTAAAGCTGCTACAGCGTCAACGTTTTTAGCAGAATCATCTCTAAACTCTATAGTGGTGTATCCTTTATTTATTTGACTCTCTATCCATTTTGCTTTATCTTGAGGATCGCTTGAGCCTAATCCTATTACGTAAGGTTCGATGTTGAACTCATCTCGTAAATATTTTTTAACCGGGTACCCTAAAAGTCTTGCAGTTAAAATTGTAGTCTTTTCTGTAGGATCGTTGTAGGATTTAATTAAGTCTTGTATGTTGTCTTCTAGAGGCTTTGCCTTTTTTATAACAGAACTAAACTCTTTGAAGTTAAATGTATCTCCTGGTTGAGGATCGTAGACTGCATACTCGGCAGGGGTTAGTCCTTCTTTGGATCCGTCTTTATGCGTAATGTGAATTGTAGCATCTACGTGTACAAGTGTATCGTCGAAGTCGAATACTCTCAGTTTCTTACCTCGAATTTCGCTTACGGTTGCTGCCTCCTCTACTACTGGCCTGTAACCTGATCCGTATGGAGCTGCTTTCTCATCGCTTTTTGGTATAGCGTTTTCGTTTTGAGCTTTCTGCTTTCTAAAGTAAAGTACCAATGCTCTTCTAGAGGGCTTTGAAAGACTCTTCCATAAACCTTTAAGAAGCTCCGGTTCTTTTTTCATCTTCGCTAACATAGTAGCGTGAGGTTCCCATAGAGCAGCAGCAGCGTCGGTGTCTGCTTCATCTAATAGTTTATCTATTCCTAAAGTGCTTAGGTACTCGTCTGCTGTAACTCCTGTAGGTAGGTATCTAGTTATTACTTCTTTATCTCTATCTGCTATAGCTTTCCTGAGGTCACTTGCAGAGATGTCCCCTACGTTTGCTTCTTCAAAGCTATCGGGAGTTACGTTTGGAAGTTTATCTTCTATGTTTCGGTATCTGGATGCATCATCTTTTCCGAATACAGCTATATAAGGCTGTGTTGGGTCGCTTTCGAATTCTTTATAGGCTGCTCCTATCGGGGAGTTCATCTCCGATACTCTGAAGGTTACGTTTAAAGGAAGTATTCCTTTTTCTCTGTAAAGTTCAAATATAGCTAATGACTGTTTAGCAGAAATAGGTTCTTCCCCTTCTTTAACTCTATCTAGAGGAGATATTAATACTAGTACCTTGCCTTCCTCTCCTACTTTGCTTACTGCTGCTAGGATACGGCCTACATGGTCTCTGTGTGGAGGTTTAAAAGCTCCAGGAAATACAGCTATTCTAGGTTTTGCATCTTCATCTAAGAATTGGGTCATTAACTTGGCTCGTGCCAGGATTCTTCTGTTCTCCTCTAACATGCTTACAGCGTCCAAGGCTTTTTGTTTCGAATCTCCTTTGGGAGTTCCTTGTTCTGCTGCTCCAACTTTTATAGATTTTGCAAAATATCCTTTTACTCTGTTTTTAGATCGTTCATTTTTTAGACCCTGTAGCTGCTGCATAAGGTCTTCGAAAGTACCGTCTAGATTAAAATCTTTAAGTAGTGTCCTTACATCATCAAAGCTTCTAGACTGCCATACTATATTGCTATCTAGTATTTTGTAATTACCTCCGTATGTAACTAGACGTAAGGTTAGTCCTGCAGTATCTATATGGAACTCGTACTCTTGGTCTTGCTTTGCTTCCGGGATGTCTTTTATTCCGAGTCTAGAAAATACTGCTTTTGAGTCTTCCTCTAGTAGAGGTACCTTTACTAACCCTAATATTAAGCCTTGAAGCTCTGCAGGATAGTCTAGGATTGTTTTTTTGAACTCTCCTTCTTCGGCTGATAATGATATTATGTTGTCTACTTGTACGAATTCTCCAGGCATGCCGGAAATAGGGTATAGATTGGAAACCATCTCTCCGTGGTTTATAAATTTCTTACCTTTATATTTTGGATTCTGTAAAGGAGGTAATTCACTATCTGGTAAGCTCTGAAAGAGGGTTGCTATTTTCTGTTTAACGGTTTTTTTATCCTCTCCTGTTTCGATAGTTACTATTATATCGATATCTCCAAAATCTTCCTTGTCCGGTCTATTAAAAGATCCGGATAGTTTAGCGTCTTTGAATCCCTCTATCTTAGATAGTATTTTTTCACTATAGTCTTTTACTGTTTGTTCGACTGCTGATCTAGGTATTCTACCTCCTCCTGCTGCTCCTGACATTATTTTGCGTATTTTTTAAGATTTGAATCATCCGGTAACCTTTTTCCTGTTAAACCTAATCTTTCTTGATTTGCTATCCAGTATGCTTCTAGATTTTCCGGAACGTGTGCATAAGGTCCGGTTTTATCCAGGATTCCTAGGTAAATATCCATTACTTTTCCGTAATCTTCTTTAGAAAGTCCTTTCTCTAATGCATCGGATAGTTCAAAATAATCGTTTAATTGATCTTGAGTTAATTCTAAGTTATATAGTCTATTTAAGAGAGCTAGAGCTTCTTTAGGTGTGGAGGCTTCTACTTCTCTTGTTTCCTTATCTAATACTCCTTGCTCGTGTTTGAACATTTTACCTTTTGCAGTAAACAATGCGAGCATAAGTTGAGTTCTATGTAATCCTTTCACCACTCCTTTGTAGATGTTAGAATAGTAGCTGAATTTTAACCATTCTGGATCTCCTACGTTTATATCTACCTGGATTAGTTCAGGTTGTCTCTCACCGTCGATTCCGTATTGAGGGAATTCTAAGAATAGTGAACTAGATCCTGCAGATTTAGGATCAGCTTTTAGCGTTGAGCTTTTTTCATTGATCTTTTCTGCTATCAACGTAAGCATCGCTTTTAATTTAGATTGAGTTTCAGAAGCTGTTCTAGCTCTCTTTCTTATACGTTCAAAATAGTCGTTAAATTTAGCTTCATCTAAAGTCCACCCTGCTAAATCCGGTTTTCCATCTTTAGTTAAATGTGCTACGGGATAAGCAACGTCTATATCTCCTGACATATCCTTCTTGCCTGCTGATCCTAACTTCTCGAAAGAGTTGAAAGTGCTAGCTTTCTCTGGAAATACAGCGCTTAATTCTTCTACGAATTTTTCTAAGGTAGGTTCTATTTTATCTTTAGCGATAGGGGCGGTTGTTCCGAATACGTTACCTCCTTCGTTAAGAAGTTCCTTGAGAAGGGTAGTCAATCTAATCATATGGTATAAATATCACACTTTTAGCTTAATACTTGTAGGAAGTTGCTCTGTTACCGGTTTTAGGTTTGGTTGTTTTATTAGGAATATCTCATAAAGGTGCTTAAAGATTCTTTTACACTCCTCAAAAGGGGTATCTGTCTCTTTTAATTGCCATCCTTTTCCTTGAATTATATCTTTCTTTTTACTTTCACCCCGTGTCGCTGCTTTTAACCATAATATTCCCATTCTTTTAATAGGTCTCTCAAAGCATTCGTTCCATCCCTGAGTATAACATGCAAGTTGTAGGTCGTAGGTATCGTGAAGGTAGTTGGAGGTTTTGATATCTACCATCCAAAGTTCTCCATCTATCTCTAGGATTAGATCTGCAGTCCCTGCTATCTTTAACTCGTCTGAAAATACATGTACTTCTGATTCAACTAGAGAAGGTTTGTAAGTTTCCCAAAAATCTACGAACTTTAATATCATCTGCCATACAAGAAGGCTGTATTTAGTCTTTCCCCACTGGTCTAGCCACTCTATTTCTTCTCCTTTTAGGTAGGCTTCGATAGCTTCATGTACTTGAGTACCTTCGTTACCTGCTCTCCTCATTATAATATCAGCGTTAGCGCCTACATCTTTCAACCAACTTTCGAAAAACTTACCTTTCGGGAAGTAAGAAAGTACAGTCGTTACGGAGGGGTAATAGGTTTCCTCGTTTCTTTGGTAGAATCTACTATCAGTCAAAGTAATTTGACGAGCGGTAGAGTCTGGATGTATTAGTCTTTTGACGAATGCATCTTTCTTAATGTCTTTGTTTTTTTCAATCATAGTTCAAATTTTTTCTCTAGGAGAGTCCTAAAGGTCATTGGTGTGCTTCTGTGTAGTAGTTTGGTAAACTCCTCGAAGCCTAATTCAGAAGGATCTTTATCGTTTAATTCGATTAAAAACACTTCTTTGCCATGGTTTAGAAAGGTCTCACAGTATTCAAATGCTTGCTTTAAAGCATCATTGTCGAGAGCAATAAAAATTTGCTTAACACTAGATTCTACAATCTTATGCATAAGTTTTTTTGGTATTGTTTTACCTAATAGAGGTATTGCGTTACGTTTAATTGCTATAGCGTCAAACATTCCTTCGCATATTATTAAAGGAGATTCCCAATTTACATGAAGGCCTAGAGGTAGTATGTCTTTACTTACCTTTGGATTCTTGTATTTATAGTCCGAAGGTCCGAAGTTTCGACCTACGAAGTAGTTTAAAGTACCTTCCTCTGTATACGAAGGCATTATTATCATATCTTTATATCTCCCTGAAGCACAGAAGCCTAACTCGTATCTTTTTATTTCTACAGGTCCTATATTTCTCTGCTTAAGATAACGTAATGCTTGCCTGGTTGTTACGTCATTGGTATCTGGATCGATTAGGGATTTATATTCTTTAGGGAGCTCTACAATCTCTTCTTGATTTTTTGTATTCTCATGAAAAGAAATCTTTACGTAGCTCTTTAACTCTTGCATTTTACTAGCAGGAGCGGATACTTTCTTAAAGAGGCTTGCGATTGACTTACCTCTTGCATTACATACCCAGCAATGCCAATGGTTAATACCTTCTTCGTTCTCTTGAAAATTAATCTCCAGCTTATTCTTACGGTGATTGCAGAAAGGGCACGGGTAAGATTGGTTATCGCCAGAAGTAGCTTTACCTTTTCCCAGTACACTATCGACTAGATTAACAAGTAGGTGATTTACCATTAACAGTAATATACGAACTTTTCTTCAGACTTCCAAATCCTTTCGATAGAATTTTCCAAGGATGTTGTCGTTATATGAATCTATACCTAGTACGTTATGGGTACATTGGTAGTGTATTTCGTAGTATGTTAATTGTTTTTTAGAAGTAGTAAGATGTAGTATCTCTCTTTCGAATCGATCTTTACCTAATACTTTTATATCTTCTAACAGTAATTTATTAGATCCCCAGTAAGAAAGCCAATTTGATTCTTTTATAACTTTCTTTTTTGTAGGTTTTCTCCCTGGTCCTGTCTGCTCTGCTAACTCTTTTTTAGTTAGTTTCTTTGTTAAGGTATTATGTAGTATTTTTCTTCCGATGTATATTTTACTGGTATCTAGATTCGTTATCTTATAAACGAATCCGTGTAAATTTTCCGGGAGCTCTTCTATGCTGGAGCATTCTCCTCCTTTATATAACCATTTTTCCATAAATATTACCTGTCTAGGTTAATTACTATTGTTGTGTCTGATGTAGGGCTTGTCGGTAGGGGTTTAGCCATTTTAGCGATAGCGAGTAGTTCTTGATTGTCATTGTATAGTCCTACGCTAGTTATGTAGGGGCTAAATTCTGAACCGGTTGCAAAGTCTGAAAGTGTTCCTCCTTCTGGTTGGTAGTATGAGCTAGATTCGTAGTAGTATGTACTTGATCCTGAGAGTATGGTCTCGTTTAATGAGAAGTTGAACTCTGAAGGATTCACCGTGCATTTGTATTGTGTCTCATAAATCGTAAAAGATGAGGAGAATTGACACTGTATGTTGGGTGCGGTTAGAAATGAATCTATTATCCCTGTTACAGCTTCTGCTGTATCTTTTGTTATTACTACTATCCCGTGTTGGTATATTATATTACCTACTATCGTTCTTTT